ATAATGGTTATAGGTATAGATAGTGATAGAAATATTTATGTCATTGATTATATGAGAGAACATATACCTTTGTATGATATGCCAGAGCAGATACTGGAATATGCTAGAGAGTTTTCACCAGTAAAGCGTGTAAACGTAGAACACGTTGGGGCTCAGGGTATAATCAAGGATGCTGTTAACAGTCTTTCAGGTAAGGAAAGAAAAGTAGCACCCGGTATAGCTCTAGGTGTACGACCTCCTAGTGGTATAAAGAAAGAAGATAGGCTAGAGTCTTTACTAGCACCAATAGTAAATAGAAAAAAAATGTTTATAAAAAGGTCTCATACATCACTTGTAGATGAGATGTATCAGTTTCCAAAAGGTAAGAACGATGATATACTAGATGGTCTTTGGTATGCTATAAATAAAGCTAGACCCCCTGTTAGTAAGAGGTTTGATGCTACTGACTTCATAGAGAACAAGGTAGTAAAACCTGTAAGTGAAACAAAGAAAAGAGTTATCTCTTGGGTAACTGGACAAAAAATTTAAAAAGTACTTGCATTATATATGTATAGTTTATTATATTACACACCAAAAAGGAAGGTGTACCCATTTCTAGTATTAGAGAGTTAGAAAAGAACGAAGCTCAACAATCAGAAGTTAATAGACAGTTATGGAGAATGTGGAGGGATGCTCGTGCCGAATGGGATGTAGAGGCAAGAGATTCTATAGATTTCTTTCTAGGTAACCATTATTCTCAAGAAGAGTCAGATGCTCTACGTGCAGTAGGGCAAGGTGACTTTGTTATCGATAGGGTGTATGCCGCTATAGAAAAACTAAAATCCCTACTTACATCACGTTCTCCTAAGTATAGTGCTGTTGGTAGAGAAGACTCTGATAGTAGAATATCCAATGTATGGAGAACTGTTCTTGAATACATATGGGATATCTCTGATGGTGACACACAATTCAAGCAAGCAGTACACGATTATGCTACTGCAGGTATGGGTTACTTATATGCTTACATAGACCCAGAAGCTGACTACGGTAGAGGTGAGGTTAAGTATACCTACCTAGACCCATTCAGAGTTTATGTAGACCCAGCATCTAGGCATAGATATGCTGACGATGCGTCTGGCATTATATTATCTACCATACTTACAGAAGACCAACTTCTAAATATGTATCCTCAGGTAGAACCTTTTATAGAAGATATTGATAGTTATTACGATGAAGAAGATTATCCTGAGGGTGGTAGAAAAAATTCTTCACAATCTTTTACACCCGATGTAACATACGAATCAGAGTACAACAGGGTTAATAAGTACAGAATACTAGAAAGGTTTACAAAAGTAAAAGTTCCTTTTTATAGAATATTCAACAAACAGGATGGCTCAGAAGTTATCCTAGATATAGAAAAATATAATGACTTCATAGAATCTGAAAACGCAAAGCTTTTGATAGAAGCTGAAATGATTGAGATTGTTGAAGTAATGCAAACAAGAATTAAAGTCTCAGCAACAGCCGGTGATATTCTGTTGTATGAGCAAATATTAAATACAGACATATATCCGATAATACCAGTTCCTAATATATGGACAGGAACACCTTATCCAAAGTCTGATATTGCAAAAGTCAAAGACTCTCAAAGACTTTTGAATAAGCTTTTCTCTCTCACTCTCTCACACGCTCAAGCCTCTGCTGGACTAAAACTAATGGTTCCAGAGGGGAGCGTAGATGATTTGGGGCAGTTGGAACAGGATTGGGCTAGGCCTAATGCTGTTATACCTTATAACCCAGAGTTTGGTGCACCGCACTTCCCTGCCCCACAATCACTATCAGGAGAGTTTTATAACTTAATGAGTAGGATAGAGCACTATATAGATTTAAGTTTCGGTATCCCAGAACTAATGCAAGGCTTCAAAGAAGCCGCACCTGAAACAGTTCGTGGTACTGCGATGCTTGCCGAGATGGGTGAGACTCGTGGTAAATCTAAATTAAGAGATATCGAAGGAAGTTTGACAAGGTTAGGTAAGAGTTTGTATAACCTAGCTAAGGGTCATTATACTTACGCAAAGACGTTTAGAATCGTACAGCCAAATAACGACATTACGGAGTTTACGGTAAATATGTACGACGATAGACGCCAAGAGGTTAATGCCATTACAAATGACATCACCGTAGGGCATTACGACGTGAGAATCATATCCGGTTCAACATTACCTTCTAATAGGGTAGCTGAATATCAGATGTACCTAGAAGCGTATAGAATGAATCTGGTAGACGATGTCGAGGTTTTAAAGAAAACTGAAATCTTTGACAAACAAGGTGTTTTACAGCGGAAAGGCCAAATGGCTCAGATGCAGTCTTATGTTAAACAACTCGAAGCTCAGGTCAAGAAACTTAGTGGAGACCTCCAAACAGCAGAGCGTGAAACGCTCAACTCAAGAAAGAGGGCTGAAACTGAGAAGTTCAAGAGCAGGCTTAATGAGATTCAAAATGATACCAAGTTTAAAAGCAAGGTTCAAGTTGATAATCTAAAACGAATTGTTGACTCAGAGACTCAGGCTGTAAGCTAATGAAAACAGAAATAGTGGGAACGTTACCCGGTTCTGCTTTTATAGACATCTTTAAATAGGTGATGCTAAATTAAAAGAAATCGGAGAATATAATGGAAGACACTATGCACGAAAATACCGCAATAGAAGGTGTAGAAGGCGAAGTTTTAGAACAAGTTGTTGAGCCTGTACAAGTTAGTGGTGAATCAGCACAGCCTGCTGAAGTTGTTGATGATGCTAAAAAGTTTCAATCAATGTACGATAAGAAAGCCGCTGAGTATGACAAGCTTAATAATGAGCTCGAGGAGCTTCGTAAATACGAACAACTAGGAAAGGTTCTACAGGATAGACCTGATGTAGTTGAAGCGATGAGAAACACTTTGAGTGGTAATACGGCTAGTAAAGAAGAAGCCCCTAAGGTTACAGAAGATTCTTTTGACCCTTGGGAAGCTTATTACAAGCCGGGTTCACCTTCTTATGAGATGAGGGTGCAACAAGAAAAGGCTGTTGCTCAGCAAGCTGTTCAAGAACAGATGGCAGGGTTTCAGCAACAGATGGCGATAAATAACTTAAGACAGGATTTAGCTAGTAAGCACGGAATAACAGACCCTCAAATGGCTGACGACTTCATACAATTTGCAACTACACCTAGGGAAGACCTTCCTTTGGATATGTTAGTTGATGTGTATAGAAAGTATAAAGGCGGTGAGGAAAAAATTTCTCCAAACTTAGAAGCTGTTCAGAAGACCAAAACAATTCCAACTACGGCTGGAGTAGTTCAAGGGTCTGCACCTGAGCAACCAAACGAGCTAGATGACGTATGGCAAGGAGTTATGAACTCGTCAAGAAATACTAAAATATAGACAAGGAGTACTAAATGTCACAAATCAATCAAGGGATTGTAAATGTTGGTGACCCGGGTTCAGCCTCCTCAGGCTTTCATACTCGTAGGTTATTCAACTTTAGTGACCGTGTAGCGGACTTGGCTCCAGATGAATCACCATTTTTCGTGTATCTCTCAAAGGTAGCTAAAGTTCCTACGGATGACCCACAATTCCGATTTTTAGAAGATAGAACTAAGATTTCTATGACTGACCGCAGTTTTTTACTTAACGGTTCTCATAGTATACCTGCGGCTGGTTCTAGTTTAACATATACCGTAGATACATCTGCTGGAGCATCAGTAGATTTCCTAATTAAGGGAATGGTTTTTGCAGTTGAATATCTAGAGAACGATGCACCTGAAACAATTATTGTAAGGGTAGAATCTTCTCCAGTAGACAATGGACTTACAAGTTCATTTGTTGGAAAGACTATTTCTTCAGTTGATGGTGCTGAAGCACCTGCTGACAATGCAAAGTGTACTGTAATAGGTACATCATTTGTTGAAGGTTCTGGTGCACCAGATGTTTTTTCAGAAGAACTCTCAAGCGATTCTGGTTTAACTCAGATTTTTAAAACAGCTTGTGAGATGTCCAACACTGCAAGAGCAACTCGTTATCGTGGTTACGCAGATGAGTTCCAAAGAATTTGGAATCTTAAGTTACGTGAGCATAAAATTGATATTGAGCGTGCTATGCTGTTTGGTCAGCAAGCAACAGTTGGTGGAATACAGTACACTGAAGGTATAGCAGGACATATTATCAAAAACGGTTCAGCCGTACATGATGACAGTGCCCTATCTTATTCTTCAGGTGTGCCTTACTACAGGTCTTCAACAGCGGCTCAGCTTACATATGACAGGATACTGTCTGACTTTGAAGTTGTTTATGACCCAGCACGTGGTGGTTCAGATGGAAAGCTAGCATTAGCTAGTTTACCAGTGATTACATTTTTCAACAAGTTAGGTTCAACATCTTTTGTTGACCAGTCCATTGCTAACGAATTGCGTTACAATATGGAAAAATCTGTTGGTTCTTTTGGGCATACAGTTTTACAAGTTGAAACTATTCACGGTACAATGAATCTAGTTAAAGAACCTCTATTCAGAGGATTTGCTTCTGGTTTCTTATGTATGGTTGATATGGATAATGTAGCTTATAGACCATTAGTAGGTAACGGAGTTAATCGTGATACTCAAATCATGACTAACGTTCAGTCTGCTGACGAAGACCTTCGTAAAGATATGATTTTAACTGAGGCCGGACTGGAAGTTTCTCTTCCTGAAAGTCACTATTTAATCAACTTAGAAGGAGTTTAATAATGGCTAGAGCAAGTTATTTAGAACAAAACAGTGGCAGTAGTAAGTTAAAGCTAAAGGTTGAAAATGTAACTGCGGCTAGAACATTAACAGCTAATGATTCTGGTAAAATCTTTACATTAGACCAAGATGCTTCATTTGATATTACTCTTCCAACGGCGGCTGATGCTGGCCCGGGATGGCACGCAAAGTTTATCCTAATTGATGCTGGTAGTGGTACAGTTAAGGTTATTCCAGATTCATCTGAGGATACTTTAATTGGTATGATTATGTCTGCAGATGGTGCGGCGGCTGTGTCAGCAGAGTCTGGAGTTGATGAACTCATATGGGTTGCTTCAACTGCGGCTCCCGGAGACTGGGCTGAGCTAGTGTGTGATGGTTTCAATTACTATGTACATGGTCAACAGCACGATGCTGACCATATGACACTATCATAAACTGAATAAATAAAGTTAGCAGTAATTAGAACTGTGGGGGTTATCGAATAAAGGGTAACCCCCGAATCTAAGGAGAAAATATGAATTGTATACATTGCGAAACACCAAACCCAGAACAATGGTTCTACTGCAGAAGCTGTGGCAAGAAGGCTTCTGAGTCTGTTTATACTACTAATTTATTTATGCAAAGTGAGATAGGTAAGAGAAGTGATATAGAATTTTCTGAAGTTAGTATGGACAGTCATATAAATAAGATTAATAAAGATAGGATTGCAAAGAGCAATAAATTTTGGAAAGAAAAGGTAAGACAAGCAGGTGTATTAAATGGCTAATTTTGATTTAAGAATACAAGATTACACTGGTATATCAACAAGTTTACTTGGTAATTATCAAACTCAGATGGATGATTTTATGGTCGAAGGTGCTAAGAAAGTTATAAACTCTTTACCAAACTCTTTACTGTATAAATGTGCTGATAAATCAACATTGAACAACTCAACTACAACTCTTGATAGTATGGATACTAGAGGTAAGATTTTAAATGTACTAAGACTAGATGCTGATAGTAGTGGGGTTCAGAGACCCTGTAGGTATGTTGATAGTTTCAAAAGAGGTAGGATACAAGACTCTTCAGATATGGAGCTAGCTACAGCAACAGACCCAGCTTATCTAATATACGATAATGTATTAGAGGTTTACCCAACGCCAACAGCAAATCAAACAGCAGATGTTCACTTAGTAGTATTTCCAAGTAGCATAGATGCAAGTAGTGTTAGTGTTATTGCTAACTTTCCAGATGAAGCAGAAGACTTAGTTGTTATATACGCTTCTATAAAAATTATTGATGAACTAATGGCTGAATTACTACCATTACAAAATGTTCAAACCTCATTGACTAATATGAAACAATATGCACAAAATAATGATTCTGATATAGTTGCTACGTTTGGAACTGAAGCAAGTGCTAGACTTGCATATAATAATCAGAGATATCAAATGTATGAAAAAAGACAGATAAAACTACAACAAGATTACGATAGAGGGATAGCTAGTTTAGCTAATTAATATGGCAGTACATTCTATAAGTGTAAAAGAATTAATAAGTAGGGTTCGCTTAGTGTTTCCAAGTGCACCAGAAACTTATATATTAAATTTAATAAATGATGCATTGGTGGAAATAGGAACTTATAAAGTAAAAGTTTCTCATGCAAAGATTAGCACAACTGCTGATGTAATGTATTACGATTTAGCAGACGGAGCTCAAGACTCTAGTAACAACAAGTTAGAGGTAAATCAAGTATTAAGAGTTTACCTAATGGATAGTGATGGTGACTATATAAAAATACCAAGATTAGTTGATAAAGATTTATTATTAGCTGATATAGCAAGTGAGAGTAAATTAAACGTACCGGATTAATTATGGCAAGTAATATTAAATACCCAGACAGTCAAGCTATGTACTTTATAGAAGGTGATAAGCTTGCATTAATTACTAGTGTTGATTCCAATGGAACAGCGAGAACTAGTTCTAGAAAAAAATTTAAAGCAATATCTGAAACTGTAACAGATGGAATACTTATTCAGTATTACTCAGAACCTAACTCAGTTACAGCAATTACGGATAATTTAGATATAGATAATACCTTGGAGTTAG